CGGCAGTAGCGGGAAGACCGAATGACTCAGAGGTATCTGTAAGATCAACGTCACTACTACCATACCCACTACGAGTGGTTTGTGTTGCTGATACAATAGGGACATTTGATTCAACTGCGAGACCACGTAGTTCCTCAGCAATTGCTTTGATGTATGAGTATGAGTTGACATTACCTAGTTTGGAATATCTGCTAGATGCACAGATATTTAGATAATCTATGAATATTATATCAGGACTGAATGATTTTTTCAAGGCAAGGTCATTCAGTAATGCTCTGAAGTGTGACACACTTGCAGATGCTGTAGGATATTCCTTGATAACAAGTTTACCCTGTGTCTTCTTTGCTATGTTTGTTACCTTGTTCTCAAACATAAGTTTAGGTAACTCAGTTATGTTTTGTATATCACAGTTTAATAGGTTAGAGTCTATCCTCTCAGCAATTTTTTCCTCTGCCATTTCCAAAGTAATATACAGGACGTTTTTACCCTGTAGCAAAGTACTACTGGCACAATGACACATGAATAAAGACTTACCAACCCCAGTGCCAGCAAGAGCGACATTAAGAGTTTTGTTAGGGAGACCACCTTTTGTAATTCTGTTGAAGAATTCCAAATCAAATGGAATCTTCTCTTCTTTTTGATGGTAGAACTCATAGCGTTCTTCATAGTCTTCTAGGTAATCGTGACCAATGTGGTTGTCGAATGTTACTGCAAGTGCTTCAGATAGTATAGTGGGGATTGCACCCGTTGCTCTCTTCTCATCATTGCCTTCTGCAATTTTAATTGATGACATGAGTGCAAGATATAATGCACGTTCTTGACACCACTTTTCTGTAGTGTCTAGTATCCAGTCGAAGTCAGATACCTCAGAGTCAATCTCTGATATTGCTTTTACAATTTGTTTATGTTGGTCATCAGAGATACCAGTCAGTTGACCTATCTCTATGACCAGTGCTTCCTTTGTAGGTAGGGCACTGTAATCCGTAAAGTATTTACACGTAACATCAAATATCTTTCTCGGAGTAATCTCTGAGAAATATTCTGACTTTATAAATGGTAGAGCTTTACGAACATACTCCTCATTTAAGAGTAAGTTCTTAATTACTAGATTCTCTACTTCGTTCATCTTGTCTGTGTAATGATACTGTTAATGTAATAGTCATTCTCTTCTTTGTTACGGAAGGAGTGCTATGTTCAATGTAAGATGGATGTATTATAACATCACCTTGGTTTACATACAACCCTGCAGCAGATAGATAATCCTCTGTCTCAGTATTGAATGCTTCAATCAGTGTTTTAGCAGGATGATAGAAAACATCTGATGAATCTGGTGACTCACTAACATAGTGAGTAGCAGTATAGTGACTAGGTAATGTATGGTTTCTGACCATACTCTCACCTTTTTCTAATACGTTGATTGCAGCACTAGTTATAACAGCAATATGTGTCTGTGATACATTGAGGTCATTTATAAAACCTTCTAGCATATCAGAATATAGTGGTGTCATCCATGCGGGCAACGATTGTACCTGTTCTAGGTACGGAGAAGGCATTGTAAATTTGTTTGCATTATATGCTTCTTGTACAAAAGACAAAAACCTATCGTTATCATCGAGATGATATTTACGAATAGGTACTGCGAATAAATCGTCTCTCATTTATACTCCATAACCATGTTGAACGATATTGATATCCTATCATAGTCAGATTCATTGAATAAAACTGCGTGATTTAGATAGGACGGAAACAATAACATAGAACCTTCTGTAGGTCTAAAATTATATGCTGTGTACTGGTAGTTTCTTGCTTGTACCTCATCAGTATACATGCTCATCTTATGATGTGTAAACCCATGTGGATTTTTAAAGACTAACTTACCAGAGTTTTCTGGTGCCTGTACCCATATGACTGCTGCAAGGTCACAGTCTGGGTGGTTGTGCTCCATATTAAATGCACCCTTGCCATTGACATTAATCCAGAGTGACTTTAACTTAAGTATAACACGTTCTTTAAAAAAGTGACACTTTGATAATGCAGCACCTACAGTCTCTACTACAGGATTGTCTGTTAGATGATAGAATCCTTCAGACTGCCAACCACTTACATTAGAATTTGCTGCACCTCTAGGATACTTTGTTCTCTCAGAGTATGCGTAGTCAACTAATTGTTCTTTATTGAAATTCTCTATCTGGTGGTGAAATACTAGTGATGAAAATAGACTATATTCCATACTTGTATTCTTGACTTGCTGCCCAGTCAAGTTTTTCCATTACTTCTTCTGTAAAATATTTCTCAGGGTTGGCAAGAATAACAGAAGGATAAACGGAAGATTCGCCAACAACAACCCTGTTTCCTTTCCGTGGAAAAACTCCATACTTTTCACCCAGTTCCAATAGTCCGTAGTATCTGTCCAGACCTCTGGCATCAAAAAATAGTCGGGTATCCACACTTGCATTCTCCTTTGTTAGACGCGACTTAGCAGCCTTTGCTTTGATAACATTTCCAATGACATCTTTACCGTCTTTTTCTTTTTTCTTCGATAGATAAATGATTGTAGAAGCAGCGTACTTAAGACCGCTACCGCCCCCCATCTCTTTTGTGGGGATGTATGCACCGACGACATCATAAGTGTGATTTGTAACAAGTAATGGGACATTTGCTTTACCTAATTTTAAGGTAAGGATACGGAAGATTGCCTTGACCACTTGAGCACGAGTCATGTCACGTGTGTCTTTACCTTCTGCAGAATCTGCCAACTCTTTTGAGGTTGAAAGCATTCCTAAAGAGTCTAGCACAAACATCATAGGTTTGCGTTCATCTTTGTGTTGATTCAAATATTTATCTAGAATTTGTATAGATTGTGTTCTGAATTCTTGTACGGTAGTAACAGGAACTAAGACCATACGTGAACCATCTATGCCACGTTCGTCAATCATTTGTTTAGTTACTGCTGCCTCACTCTCAAAGTAAACAACACCCGCATCAGGATTTTCTTTTAGATAATTTTGTACAACACCAAGACAGAAAAATGTCTTACCTGTACCTGATTCTCCTGCTAGTGCAGTAATTTTGTTTGATGGTATGCCACCGTATATACTACCTGATAATAGACCGTTAAAAATATATGAACCTGTGTCTACAAATGATTCAATGTCACCTACGCCACCCTCAGATAAAAGTCCTGCGTATTCGTTGTCGATAGTCTTAACTACCTCAGATAAAAATGATGATGTCATGCAAATAAAAATTCTAAATTAGGGACTTTCTCCGTATCCCATCCTATCACATTTGTGATGATTCGTAAAGGGTCTAAGAATGATTTCTTAAACTGGGCATCACGATCTATACTCCCCTCAAGGTCTAATTCTTTGGGGAACGTATTGAGAAACGATATAACGTTCTCATTGCCAAGTGGATTTGGACGCAGAAGGTAAACAAATTTAATTTTTTCTCCTTCTTGAACTAGTGGATATTTGTATTCAAGTTTGTTTTTTGCGATGTAAAAATTATATAACAAAGTTCCACGAACATGTAAAGGGCATCCCTTTGAATACACGGTTGTTGACGCCTTGAATTTGCGTAGTCCATTAACAGACCTAGGAAATGCAATGTCTTCGGGTGGTAACGAGTTGAATTTATCTCTGAATCTATCTATAAAGGATAGCAACTCTTTTTCTGTGCCTGTCATCATTACCTCAATTGCTTCCTTAATAGCACTACGACATGGCATGGGTGTAGAAGACTTGACCGCTTCAATACCCATCATTTTAAGTTTAGGTTTGTCGTAACGAACACCTTCACTGTCCCAAACATTGAGCATATATCTTTTCTTTGCAGTCCAGATACCAGTAGAAGCGATGTTCTCACGTTTCATTATCATCTTTTGTTCGTACGCATTGACGTAACTCGCCAATTCTTCGTAAGAACTCGTAATATACTTCTCAAGTTCCATTTCACAGACCTTATTAATGAACGTAACAATGCTCTTATCAGTCGCTTCTCTCCCTTTGTATACAGTCTCGACCATAGGACCCAAGTTGAGGTAGATACTATCAGTATCACTAGCAATAACATAATCTTCTCCTGTTGTTTTTAGTAAGTTGTTTAGAAACTTGTTCATCTTGTGTTCTATCCAACGAATAGACACCTGACCTGACATGGTAATTGCTTCAGCATTACGTAGATTGTAATATCTGAAGTATTGATTACCAATGGCACCATAGGCACTGTTCAATTGAATCTTACGTGCCATCTGTATGTTGTTGTATTTACTAATAGACTTTTCTAATTCCTTAGTAGGTGTCTTCTCATATGCTTGTTTTGCCATGAGCATGAGTTTCTTACTCTGCACACGTTCATTGTATATCTTTTGCATAATCTCAGGCAAGAAACCATGTATGTCTTTCCTGTATTGTGCACCATTTGCACACAGTGCATAGCGTGAGTCTACCTGTTCTTTCTGTCCGAGTATTCTAGCAACTGTAGCGGATGGATGCCTCTTTTCAATGAGGGTTTCTGGGGAAATATTATACTGCATAATGAGATGAGGGTACAGACTATTGAGGTCAAAACTAACCACCCAATTATAGCGTCCTGGTTTCGGTTCCTTGACATAAGCACCTTCGTATTTTTCGTCTTTACTTGAACGTTTTGCAGGAGGGACAACGATACCTTTGTCCTTCAAGAAATTATATATGATGGTATCCCACATGCGTACTTGGAAGTACACGTCTCTGATGTTTACCTTGGCGTCATATGCTAGTGCAACAGCAAGTTCAATCAGTTTCATTTTCTCCTCTAGACGCAAGACTAATTCCACGTCGAGGATGTTGTAATCAATAAACTTTTGCCAGTCATTTGTATAGAACTGTTTGAAGTTTTCAAACTCACTGTGGTCGAGTTTCTTTTGACCTAGTTCTACAAATGCAATGTGGTCTAGACGATAGGATTCTTGATTGGTATATGTAAACTTTTTATACAAGTCCATATAGTCCATGACATTTATGCCATATACGTCGTACACAATCTGTTGACGACCCTTAATCTCTATGTCATTCCTATAAACAATTCCCCATGGCGATATTTGTTTCATTTGTTTCTCGCCAAACAATCTTTCTAGGCGACCACAAATGTAAGGAATATCGTATAGTTCTACGTTCCACCCCGTGAGAATATCTGGGAAATTAGCAATCCAATAGTCAAGAAAACTACTGAGCAAATGTTCTTCACCGTCACATAGTATATACTCAACGTCATCACGATTGTTTGTATACGGTTTGGTACCCCATACTTTGATCTTACGTGTGATATAGTCCTGTACTGTAATGCTAAGAAGAGGTTGCGAGCATTCCTGCACGTTAGGAAACCCATTTTCACATGCCACTTCAATATCAAGAGATGTAATTTTAAGACCTTTAATCTCGTAATCAATCTCCGACGGAAACTCTTTCGATATGAATTGATAGAGATACCTGTCATAACCATGAACCTCGAAATTTTGTACTTCTTTATACTTGTCTATAAATGAGCGTGCTTCTTTGACAGACTCAAACCTGATAGGTTTAGCATACCTACCGTCCAGTGTTTTGTGTTTAGTTTTTTTATCCGTGACAACAAAAAGTGTCGGAGAAAACTTGAACTTACGTTGAATACGTTGTCCATCCTCGTATCCAATATAAAGCAAGTTGTCACCAACAAGTTGTACGTTTGTGTAGAAACTCATTTAGTTACTGTCTCGTACTTCTTTTTAATTTCAGAAGTTGGTTTGACTATTGTAGCAATGGTTTCGGAATATAGCAATACGTCTGTGTCAGTTGTATAACGTGGCCATGGTTCTAGAGTACCATCCTCTTTGATAAGGTATGGGTCTTGCATATGACAACTAGGTTCTTCTTCTAGTTGTTCTGCCTTTGTTATTAATTGAATGCCACTCTTAAGTAATATTAGTGCTACTTGCATCATCATCCTCTAGTAATTGTTCTGCGTCGTCAAATAGTTTTTGCATGTCTATGTCACTGGTAGTTCCAGCGATTCGTTCTTCATGACGCTTGAAGTTTTCCTCATAGTTTTCTTCCTTGATTGCTTGGACATATTGTTCTGCAATAGTATCCAAAGGTTCATATGCTGTGAGCACATGATGTGCAGGAAGAAAGAAGTCTTTGTCTTTACTCAAAGGTGCCCATGGAAACCATGATACTTGATATCCTTTGTTGCTGTCAAAAACAATACCTCCATCATCAGATACAATATCTAATCTGAAGGGTTTATGCAAACTGAAACCTATAGGTTGCTGTGATGCAGGGTCTATGATTTCTTTTGCTTCAGTAATAACTTCTTCGCCTGATTTTAATAATAAAAGTTTTACACTCATTCTACGCTTCCACCCATTTTCTGTACGTTAGTGATATATGTATCACGCAAACTAGGTACAGGTTCTAGGATGGTCAATACCATAGCAGGATTGATTGGTATTCTATATTCTGGTGTCAAAGGACAGTAAGGTGAGTAGTGCACCTTGACCTCTGGGTCAGTTACTATACCTGTGTTGTCTAACTTAGGTTGTTCGTAGTCAACTCTGTATGGAAAATTTAAGATATATGCTTGACGCTCTCCAGTATCCTTATGAGTTGCTTCTTGTACGTCTGCGATAACGTTGTCACCATTAGATAAGATAACAACTTTTACTCGCTCAGATTTTACCAATGCTTCTGCCTGTGGCGGTGGAGTTACATTGATAGGTGTTTTCTTCTTTGCCATAATTTATCAATTGATGCTTATATTATAAAGCAGGGACTGATGTTTGTCAATCCCTGCTTATTAGTTAGATGTAATCCTTACGCTTATGGTGCTCTGGAACTACCTTCCCCAATTCCACTGTGAGGAGTCCGTCGGCAAATACGACCTGTCTAACTTCCGTATCATCTGAGAGCGTCCACGACCTAGAGAAGTTCCGTCTAGCAATTCCTCTATGGATGCAGTTGCATTCTTCGGTCTCTTCTTTGCGATTAGACTCCACAAATAATTTTCCTT